GGGGTACAACGATTCCATTGCTGGACGCTCTGCCGTAGTCACCACCCCTCCATACGGATTTTAGGTGACTATAATGTGTTAAGCCGGCAGTGACTTACTCTCTCTCTTGTTTGAGTGACAGAGCCGGTGCGTGGCAGCACCGGCTAGGGGATGTAGGGCGTGTAGGTACCAACTGGACAAAGATCTTTTTATTTGATTTTCTTTTAGTCACCACAAAGTGTCCCAGTTACGTTACATAAGGTCTACACAAGTAAGTTACATAGTCAATTGGCTCATTGCGCGAGACAAGGCTAACGTCCCGACTGCCGAAACAGCTCGAAAAGGTACATCTGCACCAGGCGCAAAGACCTTAGTGACAGCACTTGCAATCTTCTGAGCTGCTGTGGTCCAGTCCACCCCCATCTTCTCAGCCGCCTCATCCAGATGACGCATAGCCTCCGGAAATATAGCGGTACCGCTCGACCGAATCGGGACAGCCGGAATACCAGCCCCACGCATCGGTCGCCACTCAATGACCTTATAACGAGAAAAGGTAATAGAGTTGGCGATGACCCCCTTCCAAGCAAACCCTATGGCACGCGGTCCATTGGCAGCTGCCTGAGCAGTCTCAGTGGTTGCCTGCGAGCCTGGGTTCAAGGTGAAAGGGCCATCAACAGCATCCTGGAAGATGTTAGCTTCCGACGGACGATGACGCACCTCGTGCACATCGAAATCCAAACGTCGGATATCGCGCGACTGTTGGAACAATTGATCAACGCTGGGAAAAGAGCCACCCTGAAACAAATCCATAGGGATATTGGTCAAAGTGGCAATTAAACCCTGACTCGTCGAAACAGCACCAATATATCGCGCTTGGACACAACACACATGGGTGCGGGCATCAGCAACTGCTGATCCGTTTGCCCAATCGTAAGCCGGGTCTTTATAACTGGATCCTGCCGTAGAACCAAAAGGTTGTGCGGCAGTATTGGTGGGACCAGCAGCAGCGTTGGGGGTATTCAAAAAGAAGCTATTAATAGCATTTGAACCCGTCAACGGATTTGCGCCACCTGCACCAACTGAATGGTACTGGGGGAACCAGATGAAGTAGCCATTGCTGGCCCCTCCTTGGTCAAACGTGTCAAAAACACGCATCCCAATACCTTCGGTCGATGTAAATCCATTTATATCAACCATTGCCTCACAGGGATTGGCGAGAAGCCGAGCAACTCGCACCAAATCAACCCTGTTCACACCCAGGGGATATCTCCCCTGGGGAGCCAGAACAACCCCCGACGTTTTCTTCTTCTGCTTGCGCGCTGAAGTGGGCCTCGGGGTGCCCGTTCGTTTCGATCCATTACTGGACGCCAACTTAATCTTGTTAAGCTTGACTTTCGGCATGAGTTCGGTATAGTGACCGGTAAAGTGTGTCGTAAAAGAGATCCTTTACACTCGGGCCCCCATAAGTCAGCACAGTCCGATCAAATGCATCCTCCAACCTAAGTTGGTCACTAACGCTGACGCCCCAGGATTCGAAAAATCTTACCCGGGTGCCGACGCTGATATCAGACACAACACGATCCATGCCAACTGACGAGCGATAAAATCCACTATTACGCTCATCAAGGGTGCCAACAAGACCCTCAGCCGCCCTCAACATCATGCAATAGAAACTCTGGAAGACCGGGACTCCACCATGTGTGGCTATGCCACAACTGGCGATTGCCCCTAAACGTTTACGCCAATTCCTAGAACCTTCATCAATCCTACTAGTCATTAAGTCACGTTCTAGACAAGTGTGCAGATTGCGACACATGATCCACTTGCCGTCAACATACAACGGCTTAGAACGACAAAACTCGATACGATTGACCATCTGGTCCTCAATTGACTCAACTTTCACAGAAAATCCAAATTTAGCACAATACTCAGGGAGGCCTGCTACATACTTCTGAACCTGATCCCTAGGCATTATCGGGTTGGTATCATCACCTGCTGAAATCATGCTGAACCCACGAATCCCAAATTCTTTAGCACAACTACCCAGAACCAGACAGGTTAAAAACAACACCACACAAAGAGGTATACATTACACCACTACAC